CGGGAACCGACAACCTACAAACGCATGGCTGTCATCGTCGGCTAAGTTGTCGCCACTCCGACGCCATTCCATGTTTTTGCGGATGTATCTATAACGCTCTGCATCCTCCCGCAGCCTCGCTATCTGCGCGTCTTTCTCAGCACACCGCTCGCAGCCCTGCCTTTCGTCGTAGTTAGTTGATGTCATATTCTTTTCGATCTCACAGTACGGGCAATGCTCACTGGTGAGGGAGTCATCATCTATAACCACTCCATGCTTGCACTCTGCTCTACCCATCACTCTCTCCAAAATGGCGGCAACCAGAGCAGGCAGTGACACTCGTGAGAATGTCGAAGGGATTGCATCCTGTTGGTTGCCAAAAAAGGCGACAGACACCCCGGCCCCAAGTATTGAAGGTCGTCGCCACCCGAATGCCGGGATGCCTGTCATTAACTTTCCATGCGCTTATAGCAGGCCAGCGCACCGGGATCCTTTGGCCGATCATCGACCAGATTACCTGACGCCTGGGCGTCGATCAGGATCGCCATGCACGCCATGGCGTGGGCGTAGTGCAACTGACCGCTCTCGGGATCGATGTCCTCGCCCAGCTCCGCCAGGGTCAGATGACGCATGGCCGCGGCGATATAGACGCTCTCGCGCACGCTGTTCTCGCGCCAGTTATAGGGGCCGTACTTCTTCGCCCCCAGGCTCATGACCCAGCTCAAGGCCGCGACAGCGACCTTTGGGATGAGATGCAGCGGCGTCTTCGTATCGCCGATAGCGTCCTTGGGGTTAACGCCCTGCATTATGCGTCTCCCAGGCAGCGATGGCGGCCGGCACGAACGGTTTGATCAGCTCCAGCATGGCCTCGGCGTACACTTTTATTTCATACTGTGCGCCGTCAGCCGTGCGCTCGCTGATGAACTTCAGCAGGTTGTGCAGATCCACCGTGGCGAACATCTCGCTGTAGGTCGCCACGGGCAGGACGCTACGCGCCAGCTCACGGGGTACGCCGTCCAACAGGAGCTGCTTGTACACCCCAAACGCGGCGCGGTTAATGGCACTCATAATATTCACGACGTACTGCTCATGGTCCCGGGTGACCGGGTCCACTTCGATATTTCTAGCTTGATGGTTTTTACCATCCTGCTTGCCGACTTTGCCGACCTCTGGCAGGTAGAACTCCTCTGGCAGCTCCGTGTACCGGGCGCTGACCTCGTTGTAGCTCCAGGTACGGTGCCGATGCCACTGCCGTAAGACGAAGATCGGCGCCTTCACATGGAAGGTGAACACCGGGTGCTCGAAGGGCGACGTATGGCCGTTCCGATACAGGAAGTCCACCAGCTTGAAATCCGCAGCCGGGTCGTCGCCGGTCTTCTCATTCGCGGCGTGAGAAACGCGCGCCGAGCGCACGATGCTGTTGTCGTCACCCATGTGATCGACCATACGGATGAAACCGTGATCCAGTAACTTAATCATTGGACATCCACCCGCGCCAGACTGGCAGCATCCGAGTAGCCGTCCGCGTACCGAGCACGCAGCTTGGTGATGTTCAACTGCAGGATGACCTCACGATCCAGATCATAGGTCCGCCGCAGTAGCGACAGGTAGAACTCCAAATCGCCAAGCTCCTCCATCAGTTTATTGGTGTCCATGTCCCGACCGTTGATGACGGTCTTCTTGATCAAATCGACCACCTCACCGGCCTCACCGGCAATGCCGAGCGCCGCGTGCATGGCATCGATCTCGACACCCTCCAGGTTGGCGTCGATTTCAGCCGCCGGTTTAGTCAGGTCCATGACCAGCATACGGTGCTTACGTTCTGTGCTTGTTTCGTTCATTGCGTTTTCCTCGCCTTGCTACTTACCGTAGCGTTCCATAACTTCTACACTCGCGTGTAGGGGTAAATCCGCAGCCCATTCAGGTGCGGTGTTCATGATATCCCGCAGGATCTCTTTATCTGCGTCGAGCTGCGCCAGGGGCGTCTCGGCGACAACTTCATCGTGGACGTCCAGAACCGTCGCCAGCCCCCGGTCGTCCGCCTCCACCAGCGCATAGCGCAGGAGCGAGGCTGCCGTCCCCTGGACAGCGTTTTCAAACAGCAGACCGCCGTAGATACCACTGCGCGGCCACTCCTTTTCATCTGCCTTTGGCACGAAGGCCGCCCGTAACGTCGTCAGGGACGGCTGGACGTCGCCCCAGGGCGTCTCCTTCAGTTCTATGCGCACGTCTGGATACGTCAGCAGGCGGCCGCAGGGGAGCTGACAGAACAGCGTAGTACCGCCGGCCAGCACACCCTCCACGGCGAAGTAGGACAGCCGCCCGGCGTCGTACATCTGGCCGGGGTTCTTCACCGCCAGACGGGCCGCACGTTCGATGTCCGCCCAAATAGCCGGCGCCCATGGGTTAATGCGCCGCCAGGCGTCTTTATACTTCTCCGCTTCAGCGCGGGTGGCCTTCAGGCCGTAGCCCCGGGCCATCGCGAGGAAAGCGTTAGCCCCACCACCGAACTGAAACGCCAGCTCCTGCACCTTACCGACCTGACGCTCCGGGCTGGGGTTCTTAACATCGGCGACGTCCATGCGGAACGTAGCGGCCGCGGTGATCTCGTAGACCGGCGCGTTCTCGGCGTACAACTCCAGTTTGGCGTTACCCATGGCGTCGTTGCACAGCCAGGGTGCGACGCGACCTTCAATAGCCGACCAGTCGCTGACCAGAAAACGATGGCCGTCAGCCGGGATCAGGGCGCTGCGCAGCATGTGCGACAGGATGGTCATGATCGGCTTACCAAAGTAATCGACCATATCCTCCGCCATGATGTTGTCGATCATATCCGCGCGAACCGCCAGCGGATCCTTCATGCCGTCGCGAGGGAAGTTATGCACCTGCGCGCCTTTAGACGAGTACCGACCGCTGGCCGACGCCCCATTCGCCATGAACGCACCGCGCACGCGGTGGTCCTCTGGGTCCGCCATGCGGCTCATGGCGCGGAACTTACCGACGCTGGACTTCTGTGCGAAGTCCGAGCATTCGACCACCTCGGCGACGTCAGGGTCCATGTCGTCCAGCGCCAGCAGACGGCCGCGGTTGTATTTGTCGAGGCTGAGTTTGCGCTCGCCATTGCGGTACTTAACGAGCAGCTCTTCCTGCTCGGGCGTCAGCCGCTCGACGACCCAATCCTTCAGCTTCTCGCCGCGCGCCTTGGTGACAACGCCCTCGGTCAGCTCTTCAATGCGCGCGATCAGCTCCGCCTCTTCCTCTTTGGCGTAAATCTGCGCCGCGTCGCACAGCTCCCGGTCAATGCGCACACCCCGGTCATTAATGCGGCAGTTGACGTGATAGTCCAGCCACTCCCGCTCGGTCGGCTCGCGTAGCTGCGCCATGACCGCCATCTCGGTGCGCACGTCTTGCAGGCAGTATTCGTACATCTCTTCCAGCAGGGCGGGGTCCGTGCAGAAGCTGCCGTCAGCCAGGGGGATGCACAACAGTTTGATCAGCTCACGGCCGCGGGTCTGCTTCTGCTGCGCGACGTTTAAACAGCGCGCGGCGTTACCCAACGCACCGGGCATGTTGTTGCAGCGGCTGGCATACGCCGAGCAATACCACTGCTCCAGGCGTAGCGGCGGTGCGTCGTACACCTCCGTCATGATCATGTCCCAGATGCAGCGCTCAAAGTCCGCGTTCCAAGCGATGGCGGTTATGTCCTCGCTGAAACACGCCGGTATAGGGTCGCCGGGGAGCCACAGCTCCGGCTCCGCGCCGTCGATGCTGTACGCCATGCAGAGGACGTCTGTGGACGGGTCACTGGCGTAGTTGTACATACCGGCCAGGTCATCGCGCTTGGGCTGTACGAGCAGGTCAACGGCCGAGCGCGTCTCGAAATCAATCGATGCTCTCAATGTAATGTCCCCCGGTCTGCCTCAATCTCCGCCAGCGTGCCGGCTATGATCTCGACGTCGTAGACGGCGCCGATGACTTCCAGCGTGTCGTTAATCACAACCTCCAGCGGCATACCTGCCTCGCGCGCGGCGATAAAATGGCGGATAGCAGCGCAGGCGGTGCAGTCTGGGTTATCGCAGGTCATGCGAAAAACCTCGTGAACTCTTCCCAGCTACCGCAGTCAGGCGCTAGTGATAGATCGTCTATGCCTTCGCCTATCCACCGCATCACCGGGACAGCCATTGAGTTGCCCAAAGCCTTGTAGCGAGGGCCGCCCGGGCATTGGGCCGCTGGTTTGTTGCGGTAGGGAATCTGCGTGAAATCGTCGGGAAAGCCTTGTAGCCGCTCACACTCACGGGGAGTGAGCCGGCGCACGGCCATGTCTTGCATAACCGCTGTGCCGCCCTGAGAGCATGTTGGGTTTAACCCGCTAGCTGCGTCTAAGGTCTTAGATGTGGGCTCATTTTCTTTGACGTAAAATCCGCCCTGCGGCCTGTCCTTGCGCTTATTGCCTCCATAAAAACTCAAGGCCACCGCAGGAGGTGATGCCCTATCCAAAGTTTGAGTTATCTCTTCTGAATAATTCTTACCGTTCGCGCCAGTGTTTGCAGTCTGGATGGCAATCGCCGGATACCCTTGCCCCGGCTTGCCGCCGCCCGAGCTCAGTGCGCCGACTGTCTCACTGGTGCTAAGTTCGCCGCGCTGGTTCTGAGCGAAGGCGACACAGTTAAAACTATCGGCCCTGCTGTAATCGTGGCAGGTTGTCTCCAGCGTCCCGGCTACGTCTGTTTGCTGGTTTCCGCTGAACGTCATCGGAACTAACGGCGTCCCTCGCCCGGTTCCGTCCTCGCTGGCGTCGAAGCCCTCGCCTCTAAGGCTATGCGTAACGCCTCCGGCAATGCCTTGCCCCTTTTCTCGGCTCGGCGCAGGATTCCCTGACAGGCTTTCGCGCTCAAAAAGAACCGCTGCGGCACGCTCTGCACCTCCAAGACATCCGACAACAAACACACGGCGGCGGCGCTGGGCCACTCCGAAGTATTGAGCGTCCAGGACTCGGTAGGCCCACCCATACCCGAGCTCTGCCAACGCCCCGAGGAAGGAACCAAAGTCCCGTCCTCGTCCGCTGGACAAGACGCCGGGCACGTTTTCCCAGACCACGTACTGGGGTCGGTATCGGTCAGCGATAGCAAGAAACGTAAGGGCGAGGTTGCCGCGAGGGTCTGACAGTCCTTTGCGAAGTCCTGCAACCGAGAACGACTGGCAGGGCGTCCCTCCCACGAGTAGGTCGAGTTCATAGTCAGGCCACTCCTTGAATTTAGTCATGTCGCCGAGATTCGGCACGTTGGGGTAGTGATGCTCAAGCACGGCAGCGGGGAACGCCTCAATCTCACTGAAGAACTGCGGCTGCCAGCCCATGTGGTGCCACGCCATCGTCGCGGCCTCAATGCCACTGCAGACAGATCCGTATTTCATTAGTAATACCCCGGCGGGCATTGGCAGGTCGGGCAAACAATCGCGACCTTCGTTGGGAAACTGGAGCGGTCATAGCAATAGCGGACCTGCTCTTGGGGCTGGGCGTCGGCGTCATCCGTCAACACGATAGTCAGTAGGATAATAAGCACGCCAAAAACCAGCGCTGCTTCGATAGCATCTCTAAACATAAGTACCTCGCCAAAGGTGAAAAACGCCCCCCGAAGGGGGCTTCCAGGTTATGCCGCCTTACGACGACGACGACGTGCAGGCTTTTCCGCAGGCTCGACTTCAGCCACTTCAGCCTCCTCGGCAGAAACGCCGTCCATCGTCGTCCATCCGACGATCTTCAGCTCTGGGGCAAAGATCTTGCCGTAGGTCTTGTGGGTGTAGCTATCCGCACCCAGTTCAACCAGCGGGACAAAATCCGCCTTGCCTTTGCCGATACGCTCCGCCACCGGCTGCAGCAGTGCAGCGTAGGCCTTGCGTGCGCCCAGGCTGTTACCCTTCCACAGGCACTGGATGCCCTCATCTTCACCGTTGGTGCAGCGCAGGGTCATGGCAATCGCCTTCGACCACTTGCCTGCAACCTCCGGCAGGTCAGCTTCAGCAGGCAGCGGACTGCCAGCGTTCACCATCACTTCACCTGTCGGACCCTGGGACGTGTTGCTCTGGTCCCAAGCGATGAACCCATGCATGAACTGCATAGGATTGACGGCCCAGATGGACCCCTCTTCCGGCTCGGTCTTATCCGTGCCGTAGACCCACTCACCGAACTTGGTGAACTGCATGTACAACTCACCGCCGCCGGCAGCACCGGCCGCTACGGAGGATTGGACAAGCGCAGCAGCCATGTTCTGGATGTTGGCAGGAAGGTTGTTGCCGGACGTGCTTACTTCATTACTCATGGTCTAAGACCCTCACTCAATTGCCTGACTACAAGGCCGTCAGGCGTAGGCCAATCGATCACCTGATCGAATTCAATGCCGCGTGCAGCGCGTCCGCAGACAGTACCGCCTCGCGTTTGTCGCTCTCGGGCGCCAGGGTCAGACCCTTTGGCTCGGGGCGATGGGTTATCTCGTCAAGGAAGTCCGTGGCGACCTCAACCTTCTTCAGCAGCGACTTCGCCTGCGTCGGTGAGATGAGCTTCTTCGTCTCCAGCAGCGTCCCCACACGGACGTCATCAATCTTCAGGCCGCGGGTCAGACGCTTCAGCTTCGCCAGCGCCGCCTGCTCGTCGTCCCAGGTGGTGTTACCCGGGCGGCCGCGGACCAGTTTCCAGCCGGGGATCTCCTGCCCGATTTCCAGCGCGTCATACGCCTTCTTCTCAATGGCCTTGATCGTCTGCTTGACCTCTTCAATCATGCTCAGACCCCAGACTAACTGCTCAACGTCATCAGGGTCCAGCTGCTGCATGCGCAACAGGTTGCCCGTCGTCGCGTCGCACAGGCCGTTGGCCGGGCAGAAGCGGCAGTGGTCGCCAGCAACGAGGTCGCCCTCGCCCTTGCGCGCCAGTTCGATGTTCTTCATGTGCTGCTTCCAGAACGCTTGCACATCGCCAAACGTGAACTCCCACGCGCGGCTCTCAATATCACCGGCACGGTTGGGCTGCATGATGACGCCGATGAACTTCTCTTTCTCGGCGACCAGATCATGCGCCGTGCTCTTACCCCACAGCATGTTGGCCGCGGCGAAGAGGATCTGCTTGTTGTTCACCGGGCTGACCTGCACACCAGCGCCCGACTTATAGTCGAGTAAGATCGCCGCGTCAGGGCTGGACAGCACCAGGTCCAGCGTGCCGCCAACGTCTTCCGCCGTGCTGGCCGTGACTTCCGGCTCCCACTCCAGCGCACCGTACTTGGCGATGACTTTCTCCGTCTCCGCCCACATGTCCTTGGCGAGCTGCACCAGATCCGGCCGGCCTTCCATCTCAAAGACGTAATTGTCGTCCAGGGCGCGCTTCTCCAGCATGTCATGCACCGCCGTGCCGTCCTGGGCAAACTCAGAGTCCTTACGGGGTACGCCTTCAGACTGAGCGCGCCACTGCTGGCAGATGTCCGTGCGCGCGGCAGTGGATGATCCATGGGTAAAATGCTTCATACCTGTCGCTCCAGCATCTGGGCTTTAATCTTGGGGCCGTACAACTCAATCAACGCTTCAATCACTCGGCTCGCGTTGGAATCGTGCATCTCAGCCAATTCCTCCACCAGTTCGATGTTGGCCGGCTTCATCGTGAACGACCGAGTGATGCGCCTTTCATTACCTTGAATCTTCAGCATGTTATGCTCCTCAATGCACATTCGAGGGGCGATTGAAACATGTTAGAAAGTGCGTTGCAAGCGAAATTATTGAAATATTGTAAATCATGTGGTCTACTTGGCCGTGCGGTCGCTTGGCGGGGCCGCCGGGGCTGCCCTGACGTTGTCATTATGGGGGACGGGCATTGCCTTTGGATAGAACTAAAACGCCCGGACGGCAAAGGCCGCCGGTCAACCTGGCAAATACGCGAACATGAAAGGATGCGCGAGCATGGAATCACAGTGTACACAGAACATCGATACGACAGACTACTCGAAATACTCGAAATCGAGTTCCCTAACCATTGCGGCTGACCTCTCACCCGCACAAACAGCCGCCGTGGAACACTGCCTCGACCACGATTACACCCTCCTCATAGCCGATAAGGGCGCTGGTAAGACGAGGCTGGGCCTCGTGGTGGCGCATGAGACGGAGGGCCGGACCTTGGTCCTCTGTCCTAACAAAGTGCGCTCAGGCTGGCAGGCTGAAGGCGTCAAGCTGGGTATCGACGTCGTACTGTGTGAAGGCTCACCCAAAGACCGTGAGTTCACCATCATCAACACACAACACCGCATCGTGGTGATGGGCGTCGATCTCGTGCCGTGGCTCATCGATCACTTCCGCGGCCAGATACCCTTCATCGAAGGCCTCATCATCGATGAGACAACCCGCTTCAGCGCGCCCGGCAGCGCAGGCGTGCGTAAGCTACGCCGCGCCCATAAGCACCTGACCTGGGTGCTGGGCCTCACCGCATCGCCGGTCATGGAGAATCCCCTCGCCCTGTACGGCCAGGCGCTGGTGATCGACGGCGGACAGGCGCTCGGCACTAACTTCGACCGCTTCAAACAAACCTACTTCTTCCCGACCGACTTCGAGCAACGCAACTGGGAACTGCGGCCGGGGTCGGACAAGATCATCGCCGCAAAGGTGCGGCAGTTGGTCTACCACATGGCCGACCGCAGCTATGAAGAGTCACTCGTGCCGCTCACCGAAGAGATCGTCGAGGTGGACGTCCCCGCGTCGTTCTATAAGGTCTACGGCGAACTGGTCGATGAACAATACGTCGAGCTGGACGGCTATGAGATCGACCCCGCGAACATGGCCGTCCTATCCGGCAAACTGGAGCAACTGTGTCAGGGGGCCATCTATGACGACGTCAGTGAACCGCGCTTCCATAACAACTACAAGATGCTCGCCCTCCAGAAACTGGTGGCGGATATGGCCGGTGAGCCGGTCATCATCTGCTACCAATACAAATACGAACTGGAAGCGCTGCGCCTCATGCTGCCCGAAGGGATGGACCTGAAGGAAAACGGCGCGCTGGAAGCGTTTAACAACGGTGCGATCGACATCCTATTCATGCACCCGCGCAGTGGAAGCCATGGAATATGCGCGCAGGAACGCTGTGCAGAAATGATAATGCTTTGCCCGATATGGTCGGCCGACGCCTTTGATCAAGTCATTGGTCGTATTCGGCGCCGGGGCCAGACACGGCCGTGCCGACGCCGGACGCTGGTCATACCAAACACCGTGGATGAGGTAAAAATTGACAGGGTAAACGGGAAAGAGCAGACTGGTTCGGCGCTGCTGGATCACATAAAAGCCGCAGCGCGGAAATGAAAAAGCCCCCTTGCGGGGGCTTCAATTTCTAGATCCTGGCGAGGGTCTAAGCACTACCAACCAACTAGGAAGGAAATACTGAATGAAGAATACAGACAATCTACCCTCCGCGCAACGTCTGCGCGAGCTACTAGCATACGACCCTGACACAGGTATTCTGACCTGGAAGCGGCGTCGTAACCTGCACCCTAAAGACAGGTTTAATCTGAAATACGCTGGCAGTGTAGCCGGGTGCGTAGCGCCTGGAATGGGCCGCCGGCAGCCGTACATCAAGGTCCGCATAGACAACCGTCTACAGCAGGCGCACAGAGTGATCTGGTGCATGGCCCACGGTGTGTGGCCGACGCAGCCGATAGACCATATAAACGGCGTTGGTACAGACAACAGGCTAGTTAACCTGCGTGTTGTGTCCCACCAAGAAAACAGCCGGAACCGCCCGATGAACCGCAACAATAGTTCAGGCGTGGTCGGCGTGCATTGGGATAGCGGCCGGGAGTGTTGGGTGGCTAGTCTTAAATCTGGGTACTCAAAAGTCTTACAGAAACGATTCGACAGCTTCCTGGACGCCGTCGCTGCGCGCAAGTCAGCCGAGAACAGCCACGGTTTCCACCCCAACCACGGGAGGACTGCCGGATGATCACACCAGAAACATTTTTGAACACTGTATTTGAGGTCGAGCCTGGATGTTCAAGCTCCGAGATCATATACACAATCAAGACGCCTGACGATAAATGGCGAAACTACTACCACCTGCGTTCACGGCGCAAAATCCCCGTCGGTACGGCAGCGACCTATTACTGCGTCTCATCCTGCGCATACGACCCCGAATACCCACGCCGTAACCAGAAAACCGTCCGACAGGCATGGGTCGTACCACTGGACGACATCGGCACGAAGGCGACCGCCCCCGGCCTGCAGCCGAGCTACAAGATCGAAACGTCAGCCGGTAACTTCCAATGGGGCTACCTCATCGAACCGTTCGACGTCTCAACACCCGAAGGACGGCTCGAATACGACGCCGTGCTCTACTCCGCCGTGAAAGCCGGCCATAACGACCCCGGCTGCCGATCGGCGACCCGCGTCGTCAGGCTGCCCGGCTCACTCCACAAGACAGGATTCGTCGCTCGCGTCACCGAGTGGAACCCCGAGCGAATCTGGAACCTGGAGGATCTACTCAGCGCACTGGCAATCGAAAAGGTCTACCCCTCCGCCGCCGTGTCGTCGGAACCCGGCAAGTACACACGTCTCGAAGACGTCAAAGACCCCGTCTATAAGTGGCTGTGCGATTCCCAGTTAACAACGGGACATAACCAGGACTGGGTGCATATACTCTGCCCGTGGCGCGATCAACACACAGGCGGACTCCAGGGCGAAGGCGCAACCGGCTACTCACCTGAAGACTACTCCACCATGACCCCCGCGTTTAAGTGCTTCCACGGCCACTGCGCCGAACGCACCACACGCGACTTCCGCGACTGGCTGGTGGCGCAAGGCTGCCCCGTCGAATGGGGGGAAATGGACATGGACGAAGACGAGATACGCCAGCGCATCGCACAAATAACAGGAGCACAATCGTGAAGAAGAGCCAATTACCCGACCAGAAAAAGACCGCCAACGGCAACCTAGCCGGCAGTCAAAACCTCACCGTACCCAACCTGCAGTTCGTCCTCAGCGGCATGGGCATCGGCGTCAGACACAACATGATGACCAACACCATCGAATACAGCGGCGTCGCACAAGACGCACTCACACAAGACGCCACACGCCTCACCGTGCAAGACATGTTATTGGGGTTGGACATCAACAACCTGGGCCGCTACGACGAGATAGTCGGCGCACTCGGGCGGCGATCACCCTACCACCCCATGGAAGAATGGATGAAAACGCTGCCGCCAGCCTCAGGCGACCCCATCGGCGACCTCATCGCCTCCGTGAAGACCGATAACCCACTCTGGCCCGTCTACCTGGAAAACTGGCTCATCCAGGTCGTCGAGGCCGTCTGCGGCTGGCGCGGCAAGGAGAAAGCCTCCATCCCCCACGTCCTGGTGCTGGCCGGCGCACAAGGGGCGGGGAAATCGTTCTGGCTCAAGCGCCTCGGAGGGCCATGGTTCAAAGGTGAGGCCGAACTGCACTTATCGACAAGCAGCGGCAAAGACCACCAACTGGAGGCGCTCAAGTACCCCATGGTCGAACTATCCGAACTGGACGGCATCTTCCGTAAGGCCGATATCGCCCACATGAAGTCATTCATCTCACGCGAGATCGACTCCATACGCTCACCCTACGAACGGAAAGCCACCATCCGACCCCGCATGACCTCCTTCTGCGCCTCCGTCAACGAGGCCGAGTTCCTCAACGACCCCAGCGGCTCGCGACGCTTCTGGCCGGTGTCCGTGGACGCTATCGACTGGAGCTATAAGGCGGACCTGGAAGGCATCTGGTCAGAAGCCTACCGACTGTGGCGCGTGGACCCCAATTTCAACCTCACCGCGGATGAAGACGCACAGCGCGCATCGATGGCCCTGGACGTCCACACCATGTCCTCAGAGATGGAAGAAACCATCACGGAATACTACCGCCGGCACGTCGAGGTGGAGCGTTTTAAAGAGGCTCCAATGAACCGCACAGAGATCCTGAAAATGCTGTTCGGGAACCGCGCTTTTAGCCCAAAAGACATATCACATGCCGGAAAAATCATTGCTGATATCAGGGGGAAACACAAAACACTGGACGGAAAGCAGCGTGCATGGATGTTCCCATATAACGAATTTGCCATCGACAGGGCCACTTGGCCTGATAAAAATCACATGAAAATCGTCAAGTGATAACCACGCAAACCCGCGAGTTCATTGGGTTTGCGGGTTCTTTTTATCATTATCAGATAGATACAGAAGAATTATATATATATATTTTGTATAGTCTAATAGGGAATTTGATCGTTGCTGATGATATTTGGGGCCGAGCGAGGATCCGCGCGCTCGCCCCCGACGACCGGGGGGACCGCTATGGCAAATGTTTTCAGGCTCCCGAAAATGGGGGGAACCGCTATGGCAAATCTTTTGAATCTTTCAACTGACGACCGAACAACTTCCCCCGGTTGCGCGCGCCGCGCCCCTGCCCGGCGACCGCCGGATCCGTCCGCGGGTCAATGCCGCGCTGCCGGCGGCGCCAGGCGCGCGCCGCACGCGCTTGCGGCGTCTGCACGCGGCCGGCGTACTCGCGCAAACCCTCCGCCAGGTAATCCGCGGCTTTTTGTTCATGCCGCTCCGCCAATACCTCAAAAGACGGACCGCGGCCGCCCGGCCGGATCTCGCCGGCTTCCAGGCGTGCGCGTGCGATTGCCGCGCGTTCTAGGTGGTAGCGTATCTTGTAAAGCTTCATTCTGGCTCCTGAGTGCAAAAAAATGCCCGACATATAGTCGGGCATAGGGTAGCACTTGCGGCCGTCTGCTAGGCTAAGGCGCGGCCGTAGCGCGCCGCGCGTGTTTTACCCATACCGCGCCGGTACTTTGCGCAAACTAGCGCGACGGCGCCGGGCATATTCTCGCACGTTATTTTTATGTGCGGCCGGCCGGTAGACTGCCCCGGCGTGCCGCCAGTAAATACGCGGAATTGAATCCGGCCATCCGCCAACGTGTCGAATAAACCCTCGCTGTACAGTTTCTCAATTTCCCCGGCGATATCCTGCAGCATGCGCGGCGCATTAGCGCCAGGCTTGCGCATAGTCGCGTGTCGCTCTACTTTCGCCAGCGCGGCTAATACCTCAGGAATGTGAAAATAGCGCCGCGCCAGGTCGCGCATGAAACATTCCAGCGCCAGGGCTAGAGACGCATTACCCGCAAGCTTCGCCTGTAGGTGATCATCGGCAATGGTGGCCGGCGGAATATGCGCGTCCAGGCTTGCGTATATCCGCGCGGCTTTCGGATCGTTCATTAATTTATTGATCATGGTAGAAACTCCCGCGCTTAGTGCGCTGCTATGATGATATCGACATTGTTAAACTTATCGGATCCGCACGCATGCCCGCCCGGCGTACACTCGCCACACTTACCCGGGCAAGTAAAGCACGCGCCGCCATATGCTGCGCGCAGCTCTGCCTGATGCGCGCGATCGCCATGATCCGCGCTCTTCACTGCGCGCCCAAGGTCTACCGCTACAAACCGGCCGCGCGTCATCGGTAGCGCCGCAATTTTCGCGACGGTAGCCGCGCTGTGATTGTGACCGCTCGAAAGGTTTAGCCGGTAGTTAGGCGGTGCAGGATCAGCCGCTAGCAGCTCATAAAAAGATTTAGAATAACCATAACATTTTATATGTTGTACTTTACCCAGTATTTTCCACCATGTATTGACGGTCGCGACGCTATCAAAATCGCCGTCAACATAAAGTCTAAAATCGATAGGGTCTTGGTACTTGTCAAAGGCGGCCGCCACTAGATCGGGGCGCTTGCGGATTAACACTAGATTTTGCGCTTGTCGCGCAAATGCCGCGGGATAGCGCCAGCTCTTAAATGAATAGCAAAAGCTTAGACAATCGCCAGCTCCAGGGCATGCTGCACCCGGCAAGCCGGAAAAGCTTAGGAACGGCAGTTTATCGTTTCCAAGCGTTAAGATACTGGCAAAAGGTTCGTGCGATGGATCGCGCAAGAATATGGCCAGCCGCGCTAGAAATCGATTCCATGCCGGCCCCGGCTCAGACTCCAGCGCTTTATCTATGCGCCGCGCTGCAGCCGCTAGGCGGCCGCGTGCGATGTCATTAGCGATTGTGTGTAGGGTTGATATTTTCATGAGTGCGCCTCTATGTGAGCTAACGTCAATTTTCCGTAGTGCATGCCAGCGCGAACAATCGCCAGTTTGCCGTCGTGATTTGGAAGACTATATCCCCAGGATGAATCCACCGCGGTACATACGCGCCGGCCGTCAATCGTGAATGCATAGCGCGGATTACCATTTAGACTGCTAGGCATGCGCCGCACATCCAATACAGTACCGCTCAAAGTGATGATGTTTTTCATAAGGTTTTACTCCGCCAAGAAATGGCCGCCGGATAGCGGCCGGATGGTTCACCAATTAATCACCAGACCATTAGCGCGCCGCAAACCTTCAGCAAGTATCACGCGCCAAACCGGAAGAGTGAAAAAATCCAAACAATTAAAATCAGAATCATGCACGCCAATAGTGCCGGCGTTATCGTGGATCACTACCAGGCGCTCGCCGGTGGCGCTTAGATAACCATGCTCCGCGGCATGAGCTGCTTTAGTCGCAGCGCGATGCTTGATAGTGCAGGCTTCCACGATGTAATAGTCTTTTTCAGCCGGCGTGTGCTCGCCGTTACAATTCACGCAAGAGCCGCGCGGCATATCATCCAATAAATACTTATCTGGCGTGCGCGTGGGTATTCCTTCAATACAGTATTGGCAATATGGCTCGTTATTGGTGTTTATGTAGTGAGGTGTAATGTTATCCATGATGCTAAACCCTTCATTTGCTTTCGTTATGGCCCTATACCGGCCGCCACCCCCTAGGGGAGCGTAAAGCATAACACGCATTACAATATAAAACACAACATATTTAATATTTATTTATCAGGCTGCAGCCCGTCGGCCGTCGGCCGCAGCCTGGTAGTCAATTGGCTTGTGTCGCTAACGTGCAGAGTGCGTATTTAACATAATGCCCCTTACGCGCAGTGCAGGCGGAACGTCGAGAAACGTGCAAGCCGGCGCGCGCCTGGTTCCGGCCGACGGCCGCGGAGCGACGGCCGACGTCCCCGGCCGCCTTTCTAAAAACAGCGCTAGTACTTGTACGGAGGGGCATCTATAAATTTTTTCTGGATTTGAGAAACCACCCCCTGTAGGCTGCAGTTTCTGAATTAAAGGCGCACAACCATGTATACACCCCTGGAAGAGTTCCCGGCCTGGGAGATAAGCCCAAAAGGCGACATACGTCACCGCAAGACGAAGAAGCCGAAGTATTTCGAGTTAAGGGACGGGTATCCCCGCACCACGTTCGAGGTCAAAGGAAAGCGCGCGCGGAGAATGGTTCACCGGCTTGTGGCGCAGACGTTCATCCCCAATCCTGACGGCAAAGAGACGGTTAATCACATCAACGGCGTTAAGGACGATAACCGGGCAGAGAACTTGGAGTGGGCTACCTTTGCGGAGAACGTCCAGCATGCGTGGGCTACTGGACTTAACGAGAATGTATCTAAGATGAAATGCACCAAGTACGCCACACAACTAACGCTGCCAGGCTCCGGCCGCGGATTGGTGCTGTTCGGGTGGAAAGAGATACGCGCGGCGGGGTTCAACGACCAGGTGGTGTCGATACACGCCAACAGACCGGGGTTCCTGAAACTACACAAAAAACATGAAGTGGCTATCATACCGATAGAGAAAACCGTGAACTGGTGACTTTTCGCATACAGGCGTACTATTGCACCCAGCAACAGGAGGCGTAACATGCCCAAACCACCAGCCAAGCAACAGAAAGACCTCATAACGACCCTCAAAGAGGGAACGCCGATGCAGCAGCTGTTCGGCCAAACCTTCGAGGAACTTGGCGGACAGGCTTTCTTCACGGATTGGGCGGAGGAGAACCCGGGGACGTTCATCCAGATGATGATGTCGCTGATGCCGCAGCACTCGCCCTCGGGCAACACGGCCAACGTCATTAACATTCACCCGGGGCTGGCGCCCGGCCCCCTTGACGTGGTTAGCGAGCAGTGATTGACCTCCCCTACGAGCCGCGCGATCAGTTTCTGGACTTCCACCAGCGGCAGGAGCGTAACGCCTTGATGGTGTGTCATCGGCGTATGGGGAAGACGGTGGGGTGCATTGGCGATTTGGTGGTGCGCGCCCTGCACACGTCCAAACCGAACGCCCGATTTGGCTATGTGGCGCCGTTTCGCCAGCAGGCGAAGGAGATTGCCTGGACGTACCTGAAGAACATGACTGAGGGGATCCGCGTTGAGAAGGCCCGGGAGTCCGAGCTGCGGGTGAAGCTACCCAATGACGCCTGGATCACGCTGTACGGCGCCGATAACCCCGATGCGCTGCGCGGCTTGTATTTTGACGGTCTGATTCTGGACGAGTTTGGGGATATGAAGCCCAGTCTGATGGGTGAGGTCATCCTGCCGTGTCTGGCCGATCGTGAAGGGTTCATGGTTCTTATTGGCACGGCGAAGGGCCGGAATCAGTTTTACGATTACAAGCTGAAGGCCGAGGATCCGGCCAGCGGGTGGTTCTATAAGAATCAGAAGGCGTCTGAGACGGGCATTATCCCGCAGGATGAGCTGGACCGCATGCGCGAGGTTATGGGTGAGGCGCAGTACGCCCAGGAGATGGAGAACGATTTTGACGCCGCCTTACCGGGCCGGTACTACGCGGACCTGATCAACACGATTGAGGAAGACGGCCGCATCACCGAGGACGACCTCTACGACCCGAATCAGAAGGTGCATGTGGCGGCTGATGTCGGGCTACGCGATTCCACCGCCTGGTGGTTTTGGCAGCCGCGCAAAGACGGCATTGCGGTGATTGATTATTACGAGGCCTCGGGCGTTCACGTTGACCACTACCTGGGTATGCTCAAGGAGAAGGGGTATGAGTACGCCGAGGTGTGGCTGCCGCACGATGCGAAGGCCAAATCCTTAGCCACGCGCCGCTCGACGATGGAGCAGATACGCATCCCGTCGATTGTGCGCCCTGATCTGTACGACGGTGGATTTGTGATGCCGGTGCGGATGGTGCCAAAGCTCTCCGTTCAGCACGGTATCGACGCGGTGCGCCTCATTTTGCCGAAATGCTACATTTCGACGGCCAGGGGTACGCCCCGCGGCCTTGACTGTCTGCGCAGTTATCGACGGCAGTGGCACGAGCACACGCAGAGTTTCAGTGACACGCCGCTACATGACTGGGCCAGCAACGGTGCGGACGGTTTCCGCTACCTGGCGTTGGTGGCGGAAAAGTCGTCGGGAGAGTTTCTGGAGCGGCCTGCTGGATTGGGTTCGCTGGGCCTCGGTCGCCACGGCAACAGTGAAGGGTATACACTAGAGCAGTTGTTTGAGGACCGAAACTCTGGTAATTGGAGGCAATCTGTCCTCCGCATATAGGGAAATTGACCATGATGCCACAAGGAATGCCCCCGATGGGCGGCCAGCAGGAGCCACAGCAGGCATCCGGCCAAATCGCGCCACAGCAAAAGCCGCCCATGCACATGATGCCTGACGGTAGCATGATGCCCGGGCCCGCCACGCCCGGCATGAAGCCTGCGCAACCCATGCAGATGCAGCAGATGCAGGCACAAATGCTTCGACAGGGCGGCATGCCGCCGCAGCCTGGCCCGATGGGGCCGATGGGGTAAGTCATGGAACAGGAATACGAGATGGGCGCGAAGGTGGTCGATATTGACGCAGCCGAGAAGCGCCAGAAAACCCCGGCCCAGTGGCATAAGCACTGGCAGCGAGAGATGGCGGCCGCCAATAAGCGCCTGCGCACCTATTTGCGTCAGGGCAATAAGGTTGTCCAGCGATACCTTGATGAGCGCGGCAGTGCCGAGCCGAATCAGGGTAACGTCCCGTCTCGACTTAACCTGTTCCACAAGAATATCTCGACGCTGGAATCCATGCTCTATGGGCAGGCGCCGCAGATTGATGTCATGCGCGAGCACTATGACCCCGACGATGACGTCGCCCGGGTCGCCGCGCTGCTGATTCAGCGGATGTTGCAGGCTGATGTTGAACCCTCCGGCGAAGACCTGGGGGCGGTGGCTCGCGCCACGCTTCAGGATCGGCTGCTCCCGGGCATGGGTATCGCCCGGGTTCGCTATGAGTTCGAGACGGATACCGTCAGCACGATTGATCCCGTAACGATGGAGCCGGTTGAGGTTGAGCAGGTCACGGACGAAGAGGCGCCGATTGATTACGTCCACTGGCAGGACGCTCGCTGGGGCTGGGGGCGCACCTACAAGGAGATTCCTTGGTGGGCGTTCAGGAATTGGCTGGATAAGGACGCGGTGACGGAGCGATTTGGCTCGAAAATCGCGGCCGCGATCCAGTACAAGCACCAAACCCCGACCGGCAGCACTGAGGATGAGGACACTTACGACGGTGACCAGAAGGATAACGTCCAGAAGGCCGAAATCTGGGAAATCTGGGATCGCACCACGGAAAAAGTGTTTTGGTACTGCGAGGGTGCCGACCTGATTCTGGATGTGAAAGACGATCCGCTTGGTTTGAAGGGCTTTTTCCCCATGCCACGGCCGATGATGGCGAACTGCACGACGACGCTGTTCGTACCTAAGGCGGATTTCATCCTTGCGCAGGATTTATACAATGAAATTGACGAACTCCAGTCGCGTATTAGCATCATTACTCGCGCAATCAAGGTTGTGGGCGTGTACGACAAATCCGCCGGCGACTCTGTCGGTCGAATGCTCAAAGAAGGCGTCGAAAACGACCTCATCCCCGTTGATAACTGGGCCATGTTTGCCGAAAAAGGCGCCCTGAAGGGTGTGATCGACTGGTTCCCGGTGGAAACCGTCGTTGGGGTGCTTCAGGTGCTTCAGCAAGTCCAGAACGTCAAGAAAGAAGAACTGTACGAAGTGACAGGCATGAGTGACATCATGCGCGGCGGTAATACCGACCAATACACGGCCGCAGCGACCCAGGGCATGAAGGCCAAGATGGGCAGCATCACGATTCAGGCGCTTCAGGAGGAATTTGCGCGGTTTGTGGGCGATCTGGAGGCGGTGAAGGCCGAGGTAATCTGCAAGCACTTCTCCAAAGAGTCGATTGTGGCGCAATCGAACGCTGGATTCTTGCCGGAAGCGGATAAGGACAAGGTGGCAGCAGCCCTCGACCTGTTGCAGTCGGAAGATGTGTCATGGCGCGTCAATATCAAGCCAGAATCTCTGGCGATGATCGACTACGCCCAGATCAAGATGGAGCGCACCGAGTTCCTGACCAGCATGGCGACGTATATCCAAAGCGCCACCGCCGCGGTACAGGCCGTCCCCGGGTCATTACCGATCCTGCTGGAACTGATGAAGTGGGGCATGACCGGCTTCAAGGGCGCCGAGTATCTGGAAGGCACGATGGATCAGGCGATTGAGGCCGCGTCCAACGCACCGCCGCCTGGCGAGAACAAAGACAACGGGGATCAGCTCAAACTGCAGCTTGAGCAGCTCAAACAGCAGGGGCAGCAGCAGAAGCAGCAAGGTGAGATCCAGAAGCTGCAGCTGAAGGCGCAGATCGATATGGCGAATCAGCGTTCCAAGCTGCAGGGCGAAATCCAGAAGATTCAGGTCGATGCCCAGCGCGATATGACGCTTGAAGAGCGCCAGGCGAATAACCGGCTGCTGGAGATCACCCGGGACATGGAAGCGAGCCTGGCTGAGATTCAGGCCAGCATGCAGGCTGACATCGCTGTGGAGACGGCGCAGGCGGAGTATGACATCGCCTCGCAGACGGTAGAGCATGAGCACAACATGAAAGAGATCGCGGCGCAGGGGCGAAGCAGGGGGTCCAATGGCTAGATGGCGGCAGGTCTGGGATGAGGAAAATCAGAAGTATGTCATGGTGCCGCGTGACGAATCCGCGGCTGCGCGTGACGCCAGTAACGGCATCATCGTTCGCGGTAACTTCGACGCCTTCAAGTCGCCCATTGACGGCTCTATCATACGAAATCACCGAGACTACGAGAACCATTGCAAGAAGCACAACGTCGTACCCGCGGCCGAGTTCAGCCCCGAGTATTACGCGAGGAAGGAGCGTGAGCGCGAGAGCACGTTTTTAGGTAAGCACGACAGAGAGGCCGAGTGGAAACGCAAGGCCCAGATCAACGAGATCATTAATAACCTGGGGCAGTAACTATGGACATTGAAGAGAACGATACGCTGATGGAGAACCTCTCCGCGGCGTGGGATGCCGTTGAGGCTGAAGGCACTGATGAGCCGGCCGTTGAAGATGAGCCGGCCGTTGAAGCGCCTGAAGGTGATGCGCCTGAAATTGAAGCACCTGAAGGTGAAGCGCCGGCTATGGAAGCTTCAGAAGAGCCTCCAGCGGCGCCCAAACAAGCTAGCGACCTGGAAACGCCGCCTGCCGGGCTACCGCCGGAAGCACGGGAAGTGTGGAAGGACGTACCCCCTGCCGTCAAGGCTGCCATCGCAAAACGCGAAGAGGACTACTCTCGCGGCGTCAAGATGTACGCCGACAACGCGAAACGTGCCGAGGCGATGGATCGGACGCTGGCACCATACCAGCAGCTATTCGCTATGAACGGCGGCCCCCAGAACACGATCCCCGGGCTGCTTCAGACCGCTTCGATCCTGCAAATGGGCGCCCCGGCACAGAAAGCGCAGATGGTCGCCAATCTTATTAAACAGTTTGGCGTTGACGTCCGTGCGCTGGATAACGCCCTGGTCGGCCAGGCACCGCCGAAAGAGATGCAGCAGAATTCGCAGTTTGAGCAACTGCTGAACGAGAAGCTGACGCCGCTGCAGCAGCAGCTGCAGCAATACCAGCAGCGCGAGCAGATGGAGCAACAGCAGCAGCAGCAGCAGATTCAGACTGAGCTGCAGCAGTTCGCCGCCAGCAAAGAGTTCTACGCCGATGTTCGCGCTGATATGGCCGATCTCATGGATATGGCGGCCAACCGCGGCCGGCAGATGAGTCTGGAGGAGGCGTACAACACGGCTTGCGCGGCGCACCCGCAGATATCGAAGATCCTCAACGGGCGTAAGAGCGCGGATGAGGTTGGACGCCGCCGCACGGCTGCGTCCAGCATCCATGGCGGCCCAGGCGGGTCGATGACGGCCGAACACAAGAGTTTATCTGCGGCACTTCATGACGCATGGGACAATGCTGGACGTATGTAGGAAATAGGAGTACATTCGGGGTTCTGGAGTCCAGTCAAGCGGACTTCACCCCGATTTCAGATAGCCATTCACGCGGTTATCTCCAAGCAAACGGCCATTCACGCGGCGTTTGAAAAGTAGTGTTTGTGAAGTTGTTTTTGTGGTACATTTTGCTGCATGGAAAAACTATGTAGCAAGTGCAAAGACAGACCACCAAGGAAAAGTGGTAGATATTGTAAGCCGTGTCATGCGGAGTACATGAGAGAGAACAGGAAGGAATATAAATTCCTTACTGAAGAACAGAAAAAGAGAAATCTCGCTCGTTCTTATCTCAATGTGTATATTCGGCGCGGAAAGGTTGTACGGCCCACAAGCTGTCCAGTCTGCGGGGTGGAAGGCAAGATAGAAGCCCACCACCACGATTACGATAAGCCGCTTGACGTTGAATGGCTATGTCGAAGCTGCCACCTAAGACGACATCATGGAACATTGATGTAACTTTGACTTAGGAGATAGCCAAATGGCCTTCCCAAATATCAGCGATATCATCGCGACCACCATAGAATCCCGCACTAAAACTATTGCGGATAATGTTACTAAAAATAACGTACTGCTGATGAAACTGAAGCAGCGCGGGAACATCAAGACGTTCTCGGGCGGCTACAAGATTCTTCAGGAGTTGTCGTTTGCCGAAAACAGCAATGCTGGCTGGTACTCAGGGTATGACATCCTGCCGGTTGGCGTCAGCGACGTAATTTCGGCTGCTGAGTTCAACATCAAGCAGGCGGCTGTGCCGGTTGTGATCTCTGGTCTGGAAATGCTCCAGAACAGCGGCAAAGAGCGCATGATCGACCTGATGGACTCCCGCATCACCGTTGCCGAGTCTACGCTTGCCAACCTGATCGCTGGCGGTCTGTACTCAGACGGTACGGCAGCAGGCGGTAAGCAGATCGACGGCCTGAACGCGGCAGTCCCTGTTGACCCGACTACCGGCACTTACGGTGGTATTGATCGTGCTACCTGGACGTTCTGGCGTAGCCAGATCAGTGACCAGACTGCGGCCAACGGCCTTGATCCCACGCAGATTCAGGGCTTCTGGAACGATCTGTGGGCCTCAATGGTCCGCGGTACGGATCGTCCTGACCTGATCGTGTGTGACAGCACTGTTTGGGCGGCGTACATGCAGTCGCTTCAGGCGCTCCAGCGATTCACTTCGCCAGAGACAGGCAACCTCGGCTTCCCCACGATTAAGTTCATGGACGCTGATGTGTGTCTGGACGGTGGTATCGGTGGCTTCTGTCCCGCTGGAACGGCGTTCTTCCTGAACACCAAGTACATCCACTATCGTCCCCATGCGGATCGCAACATGGTTCCGCTGTCTCCGAACCGTCGTTATGCAACAAATCAGGACGCCGAGGTACAAATCATGGCTTGGGCGGGCAACTTGACCACCTCGGGTGCTCAGTTCCAGGGTCGCTACGACGCCAACGGCGTATAAGGACTGAACGGGGGCTTCGGCCCCCTTGTTCCTTGAGGGAGAACGAATATGGCAAATCCAAACGTAACCTACAGCACTGCATTGGCGGCCTCTATCGTCGCTCGCAAGGCTGAAGTCCCCGCGGCTGACTTTGACGCCGGCTGCAACCTGGGCGCCTCCAATGCCCCGGGCGTCGGCATCAATATCGGTGGTGGTGCGGTGGTCGGCACTGCCGCGCAGTTCACGCTGCTGGATCAGGCCGGTGCTGCACGAACCCCGCAGGACAGCTCTGTGCTGGGCGGCGAAGGTCTGACCACGGCGGCTGAATATCCGTCCTCGGGCGGTGCGGCCGGTGCCGGTGTTGAGCCGATCCAATCGGGCGTTCCGACGACCACTGGCGATGGTGATGTGACGGTGGGCGGTGACGCAACGCTGGCATCGCTGGCGGCAGGTTGGGTAGAAGTTTAACCACGGTAACCCCCGTGCTTGGCGCTGCGGCTTCACTGCTGCCGCGCCTTTTTTGTAGGTGATAGGCATGAATGAAGTAGTAATCTACACACGGCAGAACCTCAGTGAAGGCCGTATGCCTGTCAACGGGAGTAACCCGCTCCCTGTCGTTGTCCAAGCGGAAGCGTCCAGTACCAACCCCGCCGCAGATGCCTTCGGTCGGCAGCGGGTGTCTGAGCTATTCACGCTGTTTGACTCCCAGTACCAGTACGACAAGCAGCCTCTGCTGTGGGATGAGCGGCTGGCGGGTGATGGTGCAGCGACACACCTTCCCAACGAGTCAGCGATAGATATGACGGTGGGTGCCGCCTCGGGCGCATCGGTCATTCGACAGACCCGTGAGTATTTCCGTTATCAGCCTGGAAAGTCGCAGCTTATTTTCTGCACGTTTGTCCTTGGGCCTGCTGTTGAGAACAACCTGAAGCTGGTGGGCTATGGGGACGCCGAGAATGGCGCGTTCATTGGTCAGGATGGCGGCGGGGTGTTTGTCCTGCTGCGCTCATTCACCAGTGGTGTGGTGTCTGATGCCCGTAAGGTCTATCAGGCAAATTGGAACATCGACCCGATGGACGGTACGGGCAATTCAGGCATTGACATCGACCCCACCACCACGCAGATTTTGGTCATTGACCTTGAGTGGCTGGGTGTAGGTCGGGTGCGTATTGGCCTCAACATTGACGGCAACACCTACTACGTCCATGAGTTCCTGAACGCCAACATTCAGACCACGACGTACATGACCACGGCGAACCTGCCGATCCGCTATGAGAACACCAACACGGGCGCGGCTACCGCTTCAACGCTCAAGGCCATCTGCTGCCAGGTAGCGTCAGAGGGTGGCCTTACTGAGACTTCACCCAACCCGTTTAGTAGCACTCCGCGTCTGGATGTGACTATCCCTGATGCCAACCCTGTTCCATTGGTGGCTATTCGCCCCGCGCTGCTGTTCAACGGTGTTGCCAACCGCTCCAAGATCATCCCTGAGTCATTGGATGTGCTGGTGCAGTCGGGTGAGGCTGTGGTCGAAATTTACTACAACCCGACGATCACTGACGGTGCATGGGCGTCGGTTGATCCAAGCTCATCGGTTGAGGAGAACACCACCCTCACCGCCTTTACAGGCGGGACGGTAATTGCGCGGTTACTGGGTGCGGCGGGAGGTACAGCCGTGGCATCGGGGAGGCCGTTACTAGAACGCCTGCCGTTTGGTATTGGCATCGACGCTGATGACCCTACGGTACTGATGATTGCGGCTTACGAGATCACAGGAAACCCCGCGGTGAGCGCCAACATAAGCTGGCGGGAGATACGGTAGCGATGTGCTGCGATCTGGTACACTCCACAGTGCCGACTGACGGCGTAATAACTTGGAGAGAATTATGTTAGCAGAAGCAGATATGGGGATGACCCGTGCCGCTATGGGCGATGGCTCTGGCGACGAACAGTTGTTGGTGCGGTTCTATACGCACCCCAAACAGAACATGACGAAGACCAAAGAGATGGGCAGGCCCATTTTCGAGGATAAGGAATACATTGAGATAATCCAGCCCGGCAATAAGGACAGCATCGTCCGACGCCCGGCGTCAGAGCTTGATCTGCAGCGTTTCCCAGAGCACTACCGCAAGTGGAAAGCACGCCAGAACGATGAAGACCACATCGAAGGCACGCTGCTTGAGCATTGGCCGGCGGTGACTCGCTCCCAGGTGGCAGAGTTGAAATATCTCAACGTCTTCACTGTAGAGCAGCTGGCTAATCTGGCCGATAACCACGCCCAGGGGATGATGGGTGTGAACCTGCTGAAGAAGAAGGCCACGGAGTATCTGGACGCTTCTAAGACGCAGGCAGCCGCGGAAGAGATCGCCAGCCTGAAGGCGGCGAACGAGCAGTTGCAGAAGCAGATGGCGGCGTTGGCGGCCAAGATGGAAGATGACACTGAGGAAGAGGAAGAAGCCCCCGCGCCTCGACGTCGCACACGCAAGAGCACTCCCGCAGCGGAGTAATTAGGAGCATGGCATGGCCCGACAGGAGACAGCAGGAACCATAATCAACCGTGTGGCGGTTGAGATCGGGCTAAAACCAGTCTCGGACCCCTTTTCCTCGCAGGATGAGGGGTTTTCTCAGATGGTCGGGCTGATTAACTCGGCCGGCCAAGAGTTAGTCGAACTGCATGATTGGGAAGTCCTGCTCATGCCGTTCACACAGGTCACATCGAACCTGGATTCCGGCATTTATCCCCTCCCCGACGACTATGACCGCTTCGCGGGGCAGACCGGCTGGGATCAGAGCAACGATGTGCCGGTTATTGGCCCCCTATCGCCGCAGGACTGGGCGTATCTTGAGGGCCGCGATCTGGCGTCTGACAGCATCTACGTCAGCTATCGCATCTATCAGAATCAATTTGAGGTCTACCCGCAGCCGCCCCCCGATGGGGTGAATATCTCGTTTTCGTATATCTCGCGCAACTGGGTGCTGCCGGGAGATCAGGTACGAACGGATACCTGTACCGCCTCGGGCGACACCGTGTTGCTGGATCCGCTGTTGGTGCAGAAGTTTTTGAAGTTCAAATACCTGACGGCGAAGAACCTGCCGTCGCAGGCCGCGGCGTTGGAGTTTGAAACCGTCCTCCAGAACCGAAAGGGTAACAGCAACGGAGCACCGATCCTGTCAGCGTCACGCAGCCGGTACTACCCGTACCTGGATGCGTTCTACAATACGAGTGATACGGGGTACGGCAGGTAGCGATGTATTTCCGTCAGAACACATTGGGCAGGCTGGGGCAGGGTAGCCCGGGCGTAGCGCAGAACTACACCATCCCCGCATCGGTGGGCGGTGTAAACGCGCTCGACCCGCTGATCGCCATTCCTCCGCAGGACTGTTTCTACACGTTCAACCTGATGCCGTCCGAGTACGGCCTGCGTCTGCGTAAGGGCTATCAGGAGTGGGCCACTGGCGTTGGTACGTCCAATACGGAAGTGCGGTCTATCATCCCGTTTGAGGGGCTTAATCCGGCCAATAACAAGCTGTTCGCTGCCACGGCCGATGGGATTTACGATGTCACGACGCAGGGGACGACGGCGCCGACTGAAGTAGTCACGTTCGCGTCCCAGGCTGGGAACGCCGGTTACACGAACTGGACGGAAATGACCATCGACACGGGCGAGCAGAAGCTGTTTGTCGCCGATGATGAGAACGGCCTGTTCATGTACGACGAAACGACGGATACATGGTCGGTTCCGGCGTTCACTGGCGGCATAAGTTCGGCCGATGTCTGCTTCGTCACGCTCCACAAGCAGCGTCTGTGGGTGATTGAGCGCGGAACAGGCGATGCCTATTACGGGCCGGTGGATTCTATTGCCGGGACGTTCACCAAATTCACGTTTGGCTCCAAGTTCAAGTATGGCGGCGAGCTATTGCTGCTGACGACCTGGACGCTGGACGGCGGTAACGGCCTTGATGACTATCTGGTGGGTATCTCCCGCGGTGGTGACGTACTGACCTATCAGGGGAGCGATCCGTCGCAGCCGGATTGGAATCTGACTGGCTCGTTCTTTGTCGGCCAGATGCCAGCGTCACGGAAGAGCACTAAAGCCTACGCAGGCCAGCTTTACATTCTGTCCACCTTCGGCATCACTTCGCTTCAGGATTTGGTGCAAGGCGTTGATCCATCTGACATGGGTAAGTCTCAGTCGGCTAAGATCAACCGCATCCTGCGCGGTCAGGTAATCGCCCAGAAAGATAGCCCGGGCTGGGAATTGACCATTCACCCTGCGGATGGATTCATGCAGGTCATTCAGCCGTGGGAGTTTGCCAATAACGCGATCCAGTACAACCAGAACCTGCTGACAAAGGCGTGGGGGTACTGGAACTCGGTGCCGATGAAGTGCGCTGAGACATGGCAGGCCGAATATTACATGGGCGGTACGGACGGCCGCGTGTATCAGTATTTCGGGTCACGGGATGAAGTCACCATCGCCGGCTCGACAGGTGTTTCCATCCCATTTTCCATTCTGACCTCGTTTCAGGCGGTGGGCGATCATGCGACCTGGAAGCAGAACGGCTTAATCCGTGTCGTCGGCGTCGTCGGCGGTGATGTCGTCTACAACATGAAGTCGATTTACGATTACAACGTGATCGCAGAAGCTAACCCACCTTCGGGCGGCATTTCCATTGTCCCGGCGCTCTGGGATGCGGCTATCTGGGATAGCGGGGTGTGGGACGGTGAGCTTACGGGTAACTACAAAACTGAAGGCGGTCAGGGCATTGGTCGGACGCTGGCGGTGGCGATGAAGGGCGAGAGCCAGTCGCGCATCACGATTGTAGGCTGGGATTTGACGGTGACAGGCGGGGGCTTCCTGTGAAGTTCCGCATGATCGAAACCAACGAGGACTGGCGGTGGTTCCAGGAGCGAACGCACGTTATTCGCTGTGAGGACACCCAGGGGATCGTGGCTTATGACGAACGCGGTATACAAGCTATGTGCGTGGCTGATAGTTGGAGTGTGGATAGTTGCAATGTGCATTTCGCTGTTCCTAATCCTCTTGCGATCCGCTCTGGTATTTTCACTGTGTTCGCCGATTGGGTCTTTGACGCAGTGGGTAAAAAGCGAATGTTCGGGCTTGTACCCGACAACAACGAGAAGGCATTGAAATTGGATAAGCACATCGGCTTCCACGAAGTCGCCCGAGTTCCAGACGCGATCTGTGATGGTGTCGGCTACATCGTCATGCGACTGGACAAAGAGAACTGCCGGTGGCGCACGAACTATGAGAAGAGGGCCGCGTAATGGCTGATTATTCGCTACAGGCGTATCTGGACAGCATTGGCTGGGATGGCACCCGGGATATGTATGGCCGATCTGCACAGCAGGTCGCGTACAGCATCGGTGAGAGTGGCATTGACGGCGGCCAGTTTGGTTTTGACGAAACCGCTGCTGCCGACTACTTCAACAACCTGGTCGCACAGCCTGTTGGAATACCTGTCGATAGCGGCATGGCCCCGGGCGGCTCCCAGAACTACGACACCCCTACGGGTGCGCCGGTCATCGCCGATCCCGTAGGTAACGCGGGTGCAGACCTGACCGGCCAGCCAGCGTGGAATCAAGGCCAGCAGATGGGCGGTGGTGCCTATCAGGGTAACGGCGGCATCGACTGGAACTGGGGCGAGCCAACCACCCAGCAGCCCGGCCCGGCGCCGGTAGACATCGGCCCGACGCAGGGGCTGCCCGGGCAGGACTCGCCGTGGGGAAATCCGAATCTTGAGGGTGGAAACGAGCAGTTCTATCAGCAGCAGTTTGCCAATCTGTTGCGTCAGGATCAGCAGTTCCAGGCAGATCAGGCAGCAGCAATCGCAGCGCGAGCGGAGGCGCAGGCTAATCCGCAGCCGGTAGCCCCAAATGACTGGTCATGGCTGGAGGGCGGCTTGCCAAATGTCTCAGTAGGTGGAGCAGAGCCGTCATGGGACTGGGCGAGCGGTATAGAGCGTGGCGATGGGACGACCAATCAGGAGTTGTACAGCCAGATCAGCAGTAATCTGACGCCGCAGACGCGACAGTTCTTCCAAGATCATTGGTCAGCGTACCCAGAGCAAGCGACCCAGACATTCTGGAACTCGTTTAATAACCCTGATGATTTAATGTCCAGCACAGGCCATACAGGTGCAGGGATGGCTGCTGTGCGCGACGTTGCGAATAATCTTTACGCCAACACCAACGCCAGCAGCGCCCCGGTAGGCTACGCATCACCCGTACCCGGGCTGGGCGACGGCCGTGGCAGTTTCGGCTACCAGCAGGGCGGTGCAACTTCATATTTTAATCCGATGACCGGCGCTTGGGGCGCTGGGGGAGCGATAGTCTAATGGATATGGCTATACGTTCGCCCTTTGACCATATCGCTAATGCAGGTTCTCGACACGCCATGCTTCCTCGCAAGATCAGCTTGACGCGACTCTCCGCTAAACACGGCGCGAAGAATTTCGATAGCCTCTTCGTCAGTAAACTTGGCGTTGTAGACCTGCTCACCCTTGTAGTCGGCAGCATTGCGACCCTTTGCAGCGCGGTCAGCATTGTTATCGGCCCACGATCCTACCCACAAGTGTTCGGGGTTTACGCAGGACGGGTTATCACAGGTATGGCATACCGCTTTGCCTTCAGGTATCGGGCCATTGAACAGGCGGTACGACACACGGTGAGCCAGAGTCTCAGTTTCGCCACGAAGGGTATGTTTACAGGTTCCGTATCCTTGAGGGGTGGTGTACCCAGTCCAGTTCCAGCAAGAATTTTCGTCAACGACGTATTTGGTATGAAATCGCTTAATGTAGTTTTCAAGTCTCACAGCGGTTCTCCTGTTATTGTTACGGAGAATGGTACAACAAAAGGAGAAGCCTGTCATGGGAGGTAAGTCTCAGCCTAATATGACCCAAGCCGCTGTAGCGCAGGGCGAAGCAAACAGGGAAGTGACCCGCGATCAAACTTGGGCCAACCGCCCCGACCAGTACACGCCGTGGGGCTATACCCAGTGGAACCCCTACTCCTCTGTCGATCCCTCCACGGGCGAGGCGACTACCGCATGGGAGCAGGTACAGGGGCTGACGCCAGAGCTTCAGGACATCCTGAACAAGCAGATCGCCATTCAATCCGGCCGCAGTGACATCGCCGGCACGTTGACCGGCCGACTGGGGGAAGAGTTTGGCACCCCGATGGATTGGACTGGGCTTACTCCGATGGGGCAGGTGCCTGTCAGCCAGTTCACGCTGCCTGAAGGTGGTGTGGATGACCCGTACCAGACGCGGCAACGCGCTGAAGACGCGATGTACAACTCGTTCGCGTCCCGGGCAGCCCCGGCACAGGCGCAGGAGCGTCAGGCGCTTGAGATCAAGATGCGGAACCAGGGGCTGGGGCCGGAAGATGAGGCATGGCAGGCACAAGTTTCTGCTCTCGGGTTGAAGCAGAACGACCAGAACAATCAGGGTATCTGGCAGAGCGTCGGTGAAGGCCGATCCGAGTCGGGGCAGATGTTTGGGCAGCAGCTTCAGGATAACCAGAACCGCTTCAGTCAGTCTCTCAGCGCGAATCAGCAGAACTTTGGGCAGGCGATGCAGGGGTCGGCCTATGCCAACCAGTTGCGTCAGCAGCAGTTGACTGAAGAAATGCAGAAGCGCGGCTTCAGCCTGAACGAGATCAACGCGCTGTTGAGTGGTCAGCAGGTCGGGACGCCGCAGATGCCGAACTTCAGCCAGGCGCAGGCGGCACAACCGGCGCCGATTTACACCGCGGCCGCAGATCAGGCGAGCCTTGCAGCGGCGTCTAGCCCGTGGAACGCACTTATTGGTGCTGGCGGTACGGCTCTCGGTGGCTGGGCTTCAGGAGGATTTCAGTAATGGCTTACCCAAGACCAATGACGCCTGAAGAGCGGTACGCAATGGCGATTCGCCAGCAGGCGCAGGGGGGCATGGCTATTGCGCCACCCGATATGGCGGCAAAAGAGGCTGCGCTACAGAAGATGGCGCGCTCTACCGGCGGCATGGAGTCACGGCTGAAGAGCCAGCAGGCGTATGCGGACTCACTGCGCGGAACTCCAAGCGCCAAACTTCAGCGCGTAGGGCCGTCCAATATCGCCGTGGCGAATCCGTGGGAAGGTCTGGAGGTTGGCTTTAACCGCGCTCTGGGCGGCTATATGTCGGGCAAGATGGGCGATAAGTACGGTGAGCTGGACACAGCGAAAAGCGAGCAGGCTCGCGCAGCAGCGGAGTACGCTGATTTACTGGCGCAGGAAGAGCGAGCCGCAGCGGCGGCAGAGGCTGCTAAGGATCGTGGCCTTCGTAAAACTATCGCTGACCAAAGCAATACCACTGCTATACGCGGCCAAGACATTACGGCGGCTACCGCCGCTGCTGGGCAGGCCGGGCAGGACGCGCGCGATGTAGCCACATTGTCGTTCTTTAACCCGAATGCCGGTGAGCCAGGCGAGCCGCAGGTACTTACCTATCGTCAGATGGGCGCGGATGTCGTAGACGCTAACGGTAACCCGGTAGATGTCACCGGGCTGACGCCGTACAGCGCACGCGCTAATAACGCGCTTGATCCTATGTCTGCTAAACCGACTGCGGCGCAGATAGAAGACGCTGCGGATGCTGAAAGTGCATTAGCTAAGGCCACAGGTCGTTTCGCCAATATCGATAATCTTGCCGGGTACTCTCTCGAAGACGCGAACAGATTCAGCGGCATGAACCCGCAGGCATTAGGCGGTAAGTTCGCGCTCGGCCCAGACGGAAAGCAAGCGCAGCGGTTCAATAAGATGTTGGACGTTGAGCAGATTGGCGGTTTGTTGCCGGCGATCTCAGAAGCGAAATTGACGCCGGTATCGGACAGCGACGTTAAGTTGGTAGCGCAGCAGTACGTCGATGCTATGGACCAGCCAGAAACTATCGGGCAGTTCTACGCCTATAACGGTCGTCAGTTCATTGAGCGTACTATCGCGGCTAACATCGGCAAGAGCATAACTGCGGAAGAAGGCGCGCAGTTCCAGCGTGACTACGACCTGAAGACGGCGAACCTGGCGCTACGCTGGGGTCTGCCGGCTAAAGACCTGCTCACTGCCGGGTATGACCCTAGATTAGTGGCCTATATGGCAGAGAAGATACGCCGCGAGAAAGAGGGCCAATAATGTCCATGACCGACGAAGAATTCCGGCGGCTACAGGCTGAATTTGAAGGCGGCCCAAAACCGCCGTCTGTTGTGTCCACAGAGGCCATGGCGCCCGAGACATTTGAGGCGCTGCAGGCGGAATTCGAGCCGACAGGTGGCGCTGACTACATGCAGGTAGCGGCGGACAACCTGGGCGCACCGCAGCAGGCCACCACTATGGAGAACATCCGCTATGGCGCCGGTGGCGTCCCGCAGGGCTATGCGGACATCGCTGACATGCGGTACTTCACCGGGCAGGCGATGGACGCTGCGGCGGACTACATCCCTTCAGCCGTTGGGCAGACATTCCGCAGCATGGCACCGACGACAGCTGCGGCGCTGGATCTATACCGAGTGACCTCACAGCAGGCGGGGCAGATATCCGAGCGCCCAGGGCTGAAAGAGACGAAAGAAGTGCTAGCGCCGGAGTTTGAGGGTAAGGTTAAAAGCCCCTGGGCGGAAGCGGCGCGGACCTTTGGTGAATGGGCCGGCCCCGGTGCGACGGCCAAAGCACCCAAGCTGGCGACGCAAGGCGTCAAGGCGCTGCCGAAAATAGCACGGAGCGTTGTACCTGACGTCACTATGGGTACAACCGCGGCAGCGGGTGAGGCCGCCATTGGCTACCTGTCGCCTGAATACGCCTGGGTGGGCGAGCTAGGCGGTGGTCTGGGTGGGCTGGCATTGGCGCTGGCTACCGGCAAGCGTGCAGGGCTTACCAAAGAACAGATGATCGTGCTGCGGTCGCTTGATGAGATCTACGACGATCCTAAACAGGCACTGGCAGAGCTGAAGCGACGCACGGATGCCGGCGAAATCGGCACCATAGGCGATTTAACCCGTGATGACGGTGTGTTCGACGTCGAGAACTGGTCCGCTAAAGCGACGCCAAAAGGACGACGTCAGGCTAAAGCGACGGCACGCGACCGCATAGACCAAATCTATGACGAGGTCACCGCGCCGATGCGGCCGCCAGAAGGTGTTACCGCCGCACAAGCGCCGTATCGCGCCGGTCTGGCTATTGAGAGCGAACTGGCTGGCGCCAGGGCGGCGACTGAGCGCGCCAAGGTGGGGCTGGAGGCTGAAGCTACAGCGGCCAATGAGGCGGCCGCTACCGCGCGTGCGGAAGCTGAAAACGCCGCAGCAGCGGTGGATCCGACACGCCAGGCGCTGGACCCGGGCGCACGCCCAGACGTCTACAGTACAGAGGCGGCCGGGCGGTACGCGAGGGAGCAGAAAGACTACATCGATAACGTCAGTCAGCCGTTGTGGGATACGTTTGACAATGGGCCTGACATAAACGTGCAGCCGCTGCGCATGGCAGCCAATGACATCTACCGAAAGATGACGCCGGAAGAGCGGCTGCGTATGAACGACACCTACGGGCCGCTGGTGTCAGAGGTTACAGCCTGGCGCGGTGATGTATCACCGCGTGCCATCACGCTGACGCTGCAGGAGATGAAGGACACCATCGCTAAAGCCGACAAGATGGGCTGGAAAGAGCGGAAACTGCAAGAGATCGTGGATGCGCTAGAAACCACGCTTGACGACCCCAACGTCAGCCAGAGCTACGCTGACGCTGTTGCGGCCACCAAAGAAGGCTATGACCGTTTTGGCCCTGCCTTCGTCGGTGATGTGCGTAAAGCCAATCGTGAGACACCAGAGACGCTGCTGCAGAACCTGGGCATCACTGGCGACCGTGGCGCAGCAACGATACGCCTGATCGGCGCGTCTAAAGTACCAGAGCTGAAGGCCGATGTAGCGAAGTACATCCGCGCTAGAGCTGTCCGTGAGCCGAATATCAACGAGTCTTTCCTAATTGAATATGAGGCGGTGCTGGATAACCTAGATCCGTCAGTACGACGCGAAATACAGGGTCTGATCGATGCGGAGGCTGCCGCTAAGGCTACAGATACCGCCGCTACCGCTGCGGGGCGTACTGCCGACCGCACAGCGAAGGACGTCGAGCGGCGTCAGGGCGGTCTGCAGCGCACGTTGGCGCAGACAGAGTCGGGGCTAAAGGGCGACATCCGCGGACAGTACGCGGCGGAGCCAAACGCTACCATTGACCGGCTGCTAGCGAAACCTGATGGCGCTACTGAGCTTAAATCGCTCATGGATGAGATCACGGATCTTGATGAGGTAGCGTCGTTCAAGGCCAATCTTAACGACCGCATGGAGCGGATGCTATTCGAGACGACGAAAGACGTCGATAGCGGTGTGGTGAACAGCGTCAACTCCCGGGCGAATGCCTATCGCGATTACATGGCTATGCAGGACTCTTTGGTAGAGGCCGGCGTCATCACTCGCGCTGAAGCAAAGAAGATGGAGAACGCGCTGGAGCGCACCAACACCGAGGTGTTGCGTAAAGCGTCTCGCGCTTACGACATAACCCAGCAGGCAGATGAGCATATCAACCTGCTCGCGTCGGGCGGTGCGGCGGCAATCCTTGGGCCGATGCCCGGGGCGTATTCTCTGATGGTTGGTGGTGCGATACGCAGATCGCTCAACACGCTTTTGCGCGGTAAACTAATGGCGAAGCGACTGGACGTGCTGTCTGACTATCTCAACAACCCAAAGAAGTACCTGGCTGATTTGGATAGGTTAAATAGCCCAGAAGCAGTGGAACGCGAGTTCCTGACGCGCCTGGTGGGCGCTACGCAAGCGGCAGAGCTAATGGCCGCAGAAGAGGAATAGAACATGTCACGCGATTCATCAGGTAACTATTCGCTGCCGGCAGGGAACCCTGTCGTAGCCGGGACTACGATTGAGGCAACGTGGGCCAACACCACAATGGCCGATGTCGCTACGGCGCTGACCAACTCGCTGGATCGCACCGGCAAGGGGGGGCTGCTTGCGCCGCTGCTGTTCACGGACGGTACGCTCGGGCTGCCCTCAATCTCATTCACCGCGGAGCCTACGTCGGGCTTCTATCGTGCCGCGACGAACGATATTCGCCTGTCAATTGGCGGTGTTGCAAGGTTCCAGCAGACTGCCGCGGCCACTACGCTGAATCAGCAGTTGATTGCGCCGACAGTCACTGTCTCAGGCACTGTGACGGCCAATACGTCGGTTGTGACTCCGCTGGCGACCATCACTGAAGCGAATATCACCACGCTGAACGCGACCACCGTGGCTGTTCCTAATGCCACCGTTACCGGGACGCTGACGGTAGGGGACATTCAAGGTACAACAGCCACCATCGGAACCGTGGATGCGACCACCTACCTCATCAACGGCTTCAACTATACGTCGGTCATCCTGACGGCGGTGGAGGATGCTGAGACTGCTGAAACCAATGCGGCGGCGAGTGCTGCGGCGGCATCTACCAGCGCCAGCAACGCCTCCACCAGCGAGACTAATGCGGCTGCGAGTGAATCCGCGGCGAGTGCGTCTGCTGCTGCCGCTGGTGTCAGTGAAACTAACGCTGCGGCAAGCGAGACTGCTGCGGATGCTTCTGCGGTAGCGGCTGCGGCCAGTGCTGCGAGTATCGTCGGTGATGCGGCGGCGGCTGCTGCGAGTGCGGCGGCGGCTCTGGTCAGTGAGGGTAACGCGGCAACCAGCGAAACCAATGCTGCGGCGAGTGCTTTAGCGGCCTCCAATAGTGAGGCAAGTGTAGCGGCTGATGCGGCTGCGGCTGCGACATCGGCTGGTAATGCGGCTACCAGTGAAGCAAACGCTGCTGCGAGTGAAGCGGCTGCGGCTGCATCGTTCGACAGCTTTGACGATAGATACCTTGGAGCGAAGTCTGTACCGCCGACCTTGGATAACGACGGTAATCCGCTGATCGTTGGGGCGTTGTACTTTGACAGTGTACAAGAGTTGATGAAGGTGTGGAGTGGTACGGCATGGCTCGACGCCTTTGCCTCCATCACTGGCGAGTCGCTGGATCAGGTCACTACCACGGGCAATACGACCGCCAATGCCATCACGGTAGGTGGTTTGGTGTCTACTGGCAACGTAGGTATTGGTACTGCTAGTCCAGGCACAAAGCTAGAAGTCGCTGGGGACGTTAATAATAGCGCACTACCTATTGGCTCTCCTTCTTCATCAAACTCTCAGTTAAATCTAATAAACGGGAATCTAAGCGCGCTTGAAGTAGGGCCAGAGCTGTTGTTTAGCAGCGGCCCATATACGCTCTCTGGAATCCGTGGTGTTTACAGTGACTTTAACGGTGCGGGTGACTTAGGCGGCGCACTTACGTTCGGTACTCAGCTTAACCTTGCTGGCGGCATCGTTGAGCGTATGCGTATCGACGCCGCTGGTAACGTGGGGATTGGTACTGCGGACTTAACCGTAAACGCTGCGGCATCAAGTCTTGTAATTGGCACTACCGACAATAACTACGGCCTAACCATTATGTCTGGGCCTACTGCTGCAAGCTCTATTCATTTTGGGGATACGTTTGAAACTGGGGCTGGCTCTTATCAAGGAGTAATCAACTACCAGCACACGTCGGACTCTATGGTGTTTTTCACTACCGCCACCGAACGCATGCGTATCGACTCAAGCGGTAAATTGCTGGTTGGGACTACTACACCATTCGGAGGGGAAGTTGCAGGTTTTGTCGGGAACTTAGGTGTGGGTCTAGCGATAGGATGCAACGCTGGGACAAACCGATTTAATCTTGCCTTTTATAACGGGGCCACTCTAGTCGGCTCTGTTGTTACTAACACTACAACTACATCCTTCAACACATCCTCAGACATACGCCTCAAAGAAAACATCCAAGACGCTGCGTCAGTCACCCCGATTGACTCACTGAAAGTAAGACAGTTTGACTGGAAGGCAGACGGTAGCCATCAAGACTACGGGTTCATCGCGCAGGAGTTGAACGAGTTCTTCCCTGACGCCGTGTCGCAGGGGGAGACATGGAGCGTGGATAACTCAAAGCTAGTACCCATGATGGTCAAAGAACTACAACAACTCAGAGCGCGTGTCGCAACATTGGAGGCCCAATAATGGAACGTATGACCGTATCAACTGAAGTATTAAACAAAGTCCTACAGGTGCTTGGGGCGATGCCCTACGCGCAGGTAGCTTCCGTAGTACAGGAGCTACAACAGGACGCACAACCCCTTGAGAGCGAGGCAACAGAATGAATATCACAATCAACACAACGGACTTCACGGTAGACGCAGACGGAAACCCTGACCGTATGACAACCATCCACTACACGGCTACTGAGTCTGTGGACGGTGATGTGGTTGCCAGCACCTACGGCACAGTCGGGGTAGACCTTGAGTACGCCACCACCACTGAACTTGACGCTATTGCTGCGGTAGAGGCAGGAGTCCCTGACCTACAGGCAACACTGGACGCTCAGATTGCGGCCATTGGCGCACCCGTAGTCGGCACAGGCAAGCCGTGGGAAGAACAGTTTCCTGTATGGCGCTCAGGTGTGGCTTATGCAGTAGGCGAAAAGGTGAACTATCAAGGTACGGCCTACGACGTTATCCAGGCGCACACTTCTCAGGCCAACTGGACACCGCCAGCGGTTCCTGCCTTGTTCACGGTAATTACCGATCCTGGCGTTGTTGATAAGCCATGGGTAGCGGGTGAGGCCGTAGAGGTAGGTGATGTTCGCTTCTACCCGACGGTCAATGACGTTTCGTATACCTGTCTACAGGCGCATACGACTCAAGCTGGGTGGGAGCCGCCTAACGTACCTGCTCTGTGGGAAGTCACTCCGTAAATGGATGAGGCGCTACAGGAGGCCTACGAGAAAGGTAAGCGTGAGGGTGAACTGCACTCGCTGCAAGAAGCCATCATGCGCGCCCATAACAGGCTGGATAAGCATGATGTTCGCGTCACTGCATTGGAGCGGGTGATGTACGCAGGCATGGGGGTGCTGACCATTGTGCAAGTGTTGCCGTCGATAGCCGTATGGATAGCGAAATGAAATACCGTGACGGTCTGCCGATTGAGTGGCGCGTCACGCTGTTTTATGTCACCGCCGCCTCGGTTCTCACGCTGGCGATCATTGCGGCAGACTACAAAGGTTCAGCGATTGTGGCTGACGAGATCGCAGCACTGAAGCAGGAGATTCGTGAGCTAAAGGAGATACCACTATGCGTACCACCATCCTGATTCTGTTCGTTACACTCACTGGCTGCGCGACTCAGGGCGACAACCCCAATGCCAGCTACTTCCTTGTCAGCAAGGGCGAGGCGAGCTTTCTCTACCGCATGTTCATGGGTGGTGTGGACTACTGCAAGGTGACGCAGTACAACCTCGGCAGCACTGAGTTCGTCATAGACGTGAAGTACGACGGTGAGGACTGCAAGGTGGAGGCATCGGCAGCCGATGAATGAGTTTCCTCAGTACACGGTTCACTGGAAGTCAGGGCAGGGTGAGCTTATCCGGCCAGCCCAGTATGCGACGACGATCTTCCGACATGAGGCATCCACTCCCCACATCACTTTGTCGGGCAGCGGGTATCTGCACCTGGAACCTGGCTATGTGTGGGATTTTGGTAGCGGCCCCGCTATCGACACTCCTGATATGGTTTACGCTTCTCTGGCTCACGATGCGCTCTATGAGTTGATGCAGAAGAACCTGCTGCCGTGGAGTCTACGCAAGAAGGTTGACCAGTATTTCAGAGGGCTGCTGAAGCAGGCCGGCATGGGCTGGCTGCGGCGCCAATGGGTGTACGCCGGGGTGCGCCTGGGCTATCCTTTGACGCAACTATTTAAGAAGAAGTAGCCATGTTCCTCAAGGCTGGCGTAAAGGTGAACGGCATCCAGCCAGAGATCATCATGGCGATGCTCATCACAGAGCAGGTGTTCAAAGATGCCGGCCGCACCCTGACGATCACCTCGATCACGGACGGCAAGCATTCCAGAAACTCCCTGCATTACGCTGGTCTTGCATTCGACGTTCGCACCTGGAACATGACGGTAGACCAGAAGCATGAGATAGCGCGGAAGATTGCGGATGCGCTGGGCGATGAGTTTGATGTGGTGGTCGAGGATACCCATATCCATATTGAGTTCGATCCTGACCTCAAGGCTTAAAACCGGCGGCCCTCCTGCGAGGGGACATGACCCCAGGGCCGCCGATACTCACCAGTTCCAGTAGATGACGCAAAACGCGACTACAGCCGCGGAAAGGATTAGCGCCCCTGCTGGCTCAAGATTGTCCATTGCCGCTCTCCTGTAGGGCTTCTACCGCAGTTCGGTACATCTCCTGCACTAACCGAAGGACATAAGCCTCTGCTGCGGTTTCAGGATTAGGTATTCCCTCTGAGCCTGTATAAATTTCGCGTATCTCCGACAGAGCCTCCCGCAGCCTGCGCTGATCTGCCTTCAGCTTTTCGTTTTGCTTGAGCAGTGAATAAGACGATGCCTTTTCTAGCTCGGCATTGATTGCCTTTAGCTCTGCTATGCGCTTGTCTGCATAGTCATCCGTGCCGCTTATTTCTCCATTTGCATGGAACGTTACTTCACTCATCACCGCTCTCCGGCGTTATTTCAACGGTCGCTCTCAATTTTGTAGTGATGGCTGAATCCTTAGCGTAATCCAAAGTCCACTCTACACGTCGCACTATGTAATCCACCCCAACGATCTGAATTCGCTCACCTTCCCTTGGTACACAAGGCGACTTGGTAAAGAATGTTTCATCTTCAGAGCAATAATTGACTTCGATCACATCACTCATCTCTGCTCTCCTGTAGGGCTTGAATCATTTTGTCGATGTTGTAATCAAGCATTGCTTGGCAGCTAAAGTTCGCCAAGTACGGGAACCGACAACCTACAAACGCATGGCTGTCATCGTCGGC